AATCTTGAAGGAGTGGTAAATGGCCGGACAATCGCGCACACTCAAACTCTCGATTCTTGCTGATGTAGATCAGCTCAAGAAATCACTGGCTCAAGCCAATGGAGACGTTGATGATTCTTCTTCAAAGATGGGCGAATTTAGCAAAAAAGCAGGATTGGCTTTCGCGGCTGCTGGCGCTGCTGCTGCTGCTTATGCAATCAAAATCGGAGTCGATGGTGTCAAAGCGGCGATTGAAGATGAAGCAGCGCAGGTCAAATTAGCCAATGCTCTTAAATCTGCAACAGGTGCAACAGAGGCACAAATAGCAGCAACAGAAGATCAGATTCTCAAGATGTCTTTGGCGACAGGTGTCAGCGATTCAAAGCTTCGTCCGGCCTTGCAGCGCATCGCGCTTTCGACTAATGATTTGAGCAAGGCGCAAGATCTTCTTTCGGTTGCACTCGATGTATCTACATCAACAGGCAAGCCATTAGAAGCTGTGGCAAATGCAATTGGTAAAGCCTACGATGGCAACACAGCAGCTCTTGGAAAACTAGGCATTGGATTATCTTCTGCCGAATTAAAAACAATGTCATTCACTGACGTTCAGACAAAACTCACGGATTTATTTGGTGGCGCAGCTGCGGCTAATGCCGAAACCTATCAAGGCCGCTTGGATCGATTGAAAGTCACTTTTGATGAAGCAAAGGAAACTATCGGATATAAATTGTTGCCAGTCATTCAGAAATTGGTTGATTTTGTAGTCAGTGAAGTCGTTCCGGCTCTTGGCAAATTTGCTGATTTCTTTAAGCCAATCACAGACGCAATCGATAAAAACAAAGAAACTTTTGCAACGTTCATTGAATTCATTCAGAAGTACGTCGTACCGGTTTTGGTCACAGTATTAGGCGGAGCGTTCAAGGTTGTTGGCGAAATCGCTGGCGGAATCATCAACGTCATCGGAGCGGTTATCTCTGGCTTGAACGCATTGATTTCTGGAGCCGTCGCTGGAATCAATGCACTCATTCGTGTCTATAACTCAATTCCATTCTTGCCTAACGTTTCACAGATTTCAGCGCCATCAATTAGCGTTCCAACCGTTAGCATTCCAAAAAGTCCTTCTGCAACCGTGACAGTGCCAACGATTACAGTGCCGACAGTTTCAGCATCAGGCGGAACAGGATCTACCACAACATCGTCAGCTGGCGTGACTTCTGCCGTTTCAGGAGCTTCTAGCGTAGGTGGAGGATTTACCGATTCACAAAATGCGGCTCGACTAGCTGCTATGGGCGGCGGTGGCTTTACCGACTCACAGAATGCCGCGCGAATCAGCATCACAGTCAATGGGGCAATCGATGCCGAAGGTACGGCTCGAACAATCGTGAACACACTTAATGATTCTTACTATCGCGGCACAGGTGGCGGCGGTAATCTGGTCGCTCTCTAATGACTAATTGGAGTCCAGTCTGGCGCATAACTATTGATGGCGTCGTTGTTACAAATACAGTCTTAGCCAATCTTTCAATTTCATCAGGGCGCACAAATATCTACACACAGGCTCAAGCCGGCTATTGCACAGTCAATCTGATTAATCTTGACCAGGGAGCCATTCCGGCCAAGATCAATGATGCGCTCACAATTGAGGTCAAAAATACGGCTGGGACATACGTGGCAATCTTCGGTGGTTCAGTCGTTGATGTCACAGTGGCCGTCTCACAGGTCGGCTCAGTCTCAATTACACAAGAGGTCACAATCACGGCTTTAGGAGCCTTAGCACGGCTTCAAAAGGCACTTACAAACGGCGTTCTGACTCAGGATTACGACGGCAATCAGATCTATTCAATCCTTGAGGATTTACTGGTTAATAATTGGTCAGAGGTTCCGGCTGCTCTTACGTGGGCTACATACATACCGGCGACCGAAACATGGGCTGGGGCACAAAATACAGGGCTGGGTGAGATTGATACTCCAGGCGATTATCTTCTTGCCAATCGTGGATCTAGTAAGACAGTCACCTGGGACTTGGTTGCTGCTCTTGCCACTTCTGGACTTGGCTATATCTACGAAAATGCTCAAGGGCAGATTTGCTATGCCGACTCGACGCATCGATCTCAGTATTTAGCAGCTAACGGATACACAGAACTTTCGGCCAATGATGCTTTAGGACGTGGAATTAAGATTCAAACTAAGGCCGGCGATATTAGAAACGACATCAACCTGGTCTATTCAGCCGGCAACGTTTCAGTTACCGACGCGGATTCGATTGCTACATACGGCGACCTCGCTCAGCAGATTACGACATCAATCAAGAACTCTGGCGATGCAACGACTCAAGCCAATTTCTATCTGACACTCAGATCAACGCCTCAGCCATTCTTGGAATCAATCACTTTTGCACTGACAAATCCAGAGTTAGACGATGCAGACAGAAACGCTCTTATCAACGTGTTTATGGGTCAGCCGGTGTCACTGGCAAATCTGCCGGCCAATATGCAATCCGGAAACTTTTTGGGCTTCGTCGAGGGCTGGCGATTCCAGGCCTCCTACAATGAACTTTCGGTCACTCTTATCATGTCTCCACTGCCATTCTCACTTCAGGCGATGGCGTGGCAAGATGTAAGTGTCGCCGAATTATTCAACACACTATCTGGCACACTTGACTACGCACACGCGTTAGTCGTGAATTAAGGAGAAACGATGGCAAATCCAACAACTAACTTCGGCTGGGTGATGCCGACCAGTACTTCTCTGGTCACGAATCTTCCGGCTGATTTCAATACATTCGGCCAGGGCGTTGATACGTCAATGGCGCAGCTGAAAGGCGGAACAACTGGTCAGATTTTGTCCAAGACAAGCGCGACAGATATGGCGTTCACATGGATTACTCCGAATCCAGGAGATATTACTGCCGTCACTGCTGGCACTGGTATTTCCGGCGGTGGTACTTCCGGAGATGTAACAATCACAAATTCTATGGCTACAACTATTACAACTAAAGGCGATCTTGTCCCTGGTACTGGATCAGCTACTTTTGCACGTTTAGCAGTCGGCAACAACGGCGAGACACTTGTAGCAGATAGTTCCACTGCAACAGGCTTGCGCTACCAATCCAATTGGGCTGCTGGAAAAAATAAGTTTATCAATGGAGATTTTGGCGTTAATCAAAGAAACTTCTCTAGCACAACAACAGACGGCGATTATACATTTGACCGTTGGAAGTGTGCTTTAGCAGCAGGAACAGTTACTTGGTCTGCTCAAACATTTACACCAGGAACTGCACCAGTAGCAGGATACGAAGGCAAAAATTTTATTCGTTCAGTAGTTTCAGGACAAACTACTTCTGGTCAATTTGCTTTTATTTCACAAAGAATTGAAGATGTCCGTACTTTCGCTGGTCAAACAGTTACAGTTTCGTTTTGGGCTAAGGCTGCAAGTGGAACACCAGGAATAGGTGTTACTTATTCACAAAACTTTGGTTCAGGTGGAAGTCCAAGTGCGACAGTAGAAACATCTCCAGGAATTATCAGCGCAATCACAACATCTTGGGCAAGATATTCACTGACTTTTGCTATGCCATCTATTAGCGGCAAAACAATCGGAACAACGGCTAACACAAGTTATGTAGGCATTTGGTTATCAACCTCAGCGGGTTCAACTTATGCAAGTTTAATGGGAGCAATTGGATTGCAGAATAATACAATTGATATTTGGGGCGTACAGATTGAAGCCGCAAATACTGCTACGGCTTTCCAAACTGCAACGGGAACAATCCAAGGAGAATTAGCCGCTTGCCAGCGTTATTATGTGCGTTTCAACTCTGGAAATGCTTATGGCAATTTAGCGAATAGTGGTTATACGGCAACAACTACACAAGTTAATTCTTTTGTTCAATTCCCAGTAACAATGAGAACAATTCCAACCTCAATAGATAGTAGTGGCGTTGGTTGGATAGATAGTGCTTCTGCAACTGGTACTGCTTCAAGTCCGTCTAGTGCTGCAAGCGGAACAAATTATGCAAATCTAGCGTGGACAACAACAGGCGCGACTGCTAATCGTTATTGCTGGTTTAGAGATAGTGCTGGTACTGGTGCAGGTTACCTCGGATTTAGTGCGGAGTTATAAAATGAAAACTTATACAAATGAAATGACAGGCGTTGAGTGGGTCGAGATTGAGGTAGCCGAAGGACAATTCACGGCTATGACAAAGGAGGCTTACGAAGCGCAGCAAGCGGAACAATCCACACCGATAGTTACGAGCGATGAGTAATTATCCAGACGGCTCAGCTGCTCGGATCATTGAAGTCGCACTTGCAGAAATCGGAACAGTCGAGACTGGCGAGAACCTGACAAAATACGGCAAATTTACAAAAGCCGATGGATTGCCGTGGTGCGGTTCATTCTGCAATTGGGTATTTGACCAAGCAAAAGTCAAGATTCCTTCAATGGTTGGCACTGCTGCTGGCGCACACAAAATGAAAGAATTGGGACGCTGGATTGACGATAAGCCACAACTGGGAGATCTATGCTTCATGGACTTTCCACATGATGGCGTGGATCGCATCAGCCACATCGGAATTGTGGTCAAGGTTGGAATGTCAAGCGTTCTCTGCGTTGAGGGCAACACATCAGGCGATGGAGATCAACGCAACGGCGGAATGGTGATGCTTAAGCAACGCTTCATCGG